CATCTGTAGCTTCAAATTCACCGTCAACTTCTCTAAAAACAGTTATTAATGCTGCAGGGTCATCTTCTGTACCATTAATTTCAAATTCAGAATTAGGTACATTTATTGTCCCATCCCTTTCAATACGATCAATAACACCTCTAGCAATGCCTCCGCTTGCGTTCCATCGTACTGAATCACCAACTGATAACTCATCAGGTTCTGCTCTTTTAAGTTTTGCCATAGGGTCATTATTTCTTAATTCCTTTATTCTAGCGGATTTTGCATCTGAAAAACTTTTCCCTGCTTTTCCTCCCCATGCTGCCGCAGCTACTCTCCCTGCACTTGGGTAGCCTTCTTCTCCTGGCCTATAACCTTCTGCCTCCTGATCTACAGCGTGTCTTGCATGCCATGCTGACATATCTATTACTGTTTTAGGAGAAAGCTCATTACCACTTAATATTTGTGTTGCTCTTCTACGTGCAACCTGTGTTCCACCTCTTCTACCTTCTCTTTTCCATTTTCTATATTTTCTAGCTTCTTCTCTCATACCTTTTGTGGGCATAAGGTCTATTTCTATACCATTAATAACTGCCACTTGAATCCTCCACTACGTTTTCGGCATCATCGCCACTTGGTTCATCAGTATCACCAAATGGGTCAACTGTATTAAGTGGTTTAAATTGTGACCCACCTGCTTTATTAGTTGCACTTGGATCTGTATCTAAAATAATATTCATATCATCAAGTTTTGCTAGTTCAGTTTGTCTAGTTATAAGTAGTTCTTCAATATCACCGCCAGCCTCACTCACTACATCAGTTAAGGTCTTAAATCCACACCTTACTGCATCCTTCATGCCTGCTATTTCTTTTTGTGGGTCTACATAGCTATATCCCCTACATACCCATCTAACTTTTTCATATACTTCTGGTGTTGTTGAATATGTAGGCAATGTAAGAACATTACTGAGTACTGCCATTTCTAACCAGTTTTCATATATAGGTTGGTAAAAAGTTTCTTTTAACATCTTTTGTATCGTACGCCAGTGATCCCTATCCTGTAGCATGGCAAGCCTACTACTGCTGTAATTAGACTGTGAATAATCAGATGATATAGCTTCAAAACTACAACCAAGACCTGATGCCATACTTCTGAGCATTGACCTTACAAAAGGTTCAAACTCTCCATTAGCCTTATCTAAATCAGGAACAGAAACAGATTCGCCTGGTGCTAAATATTTAAAAGTACCAGGCTCAAATGCACTTACACGCTCAAAATCGAATACCTCACCACCAGAATCTAGTTCACCTTCTGGACTGGTAATAAATCCCATTAATGCACTGGATGCACGTTGCCCGACTACCGTAGCTTCGATATAGCCATCGAGTTGATGTAAATGATTTATAGCACTAGCCAAGAATGGAACACCTCTGTGCTGGCCTGGTCTTAATGGCAAAAATAAATGTACCACATCTTTTGCAGGTACAATAATATGTCTTTTTTGTCCTATAGTATTTGCAAAATTACTATCACCAGGATGTTTTGCAAGAAATGCATAATTTACTGCCCTACCTTCTGGACTTAATTCAATACCTAAACGCCATACATTCTTTTCATTCTGTTTTACACCTTTATAATCTTCGTCTAGTTGTTCTGCTTCTAATATTTCTAAACTGAATGGTATCTTGCTACGCCCAAATGCTTTTCTATGAATAATAATAAAACATTCTCCTGACTCAATCATTGATCTTACTGCTAATCTTTCCAACTCAGAGAAACAAAGAACACCACGTATATCACAACTATCTTTCCTACCCCACTTATTCCATTCTCCTTCAATAGCTTCATTTAATCTTGTATTTATAGTGCCACCCCTTTGTGATCTTATTTGTGCCTGTAGTTTTACACCTTGACCTACAATTTGATTAGTAGAATATCTTATAGCCTGAGCGGCATAATTATTATTTCTAACTAAATCATGTACCCTTTTTCTTAATGTATCAATAGAATTTTTATAACTTTGATCAGGTGATGATAATGGAGTTACCCAACTAAGGTTAGTTCTATCAAATCTTGCACCAGAATACATTCTTTTTAACCTATTTCTACGCTTATTTAAGTCATCATTAGATGTAAATAAGCCCTTCCAAGCATTTCTTAAGCCCATTTAATCCTCCTAAAAGCGTACATAAAGGTTTTTTGGGTCTCCTTTCCCCTGACTTATTAAACTATACCTCTTTTCACTAAAAACTCTAGCTTGCAATTCGGCTTCTCTTGCTCTTAATTCTGGTAGATTAACACGTTCAAAACTTCTATTACCTATAGAATACTTTGCTGCCTTATCAGCTACTATAGCTCTTATTGCTGCTTTTACAGCGTCTAAATCCTTTTCTGTTTGTGTTCTGTTATCTATTGCTGAAGGATCACCAGAATATTGCAGGGATTGTCTTACTTCTAATTCACCTGTTCCTATTTCAAAAACTTTTGCACCTTTAAATGCTCTAGCCGCCCAAAACCAATTACCTGCATCAAAGTTTGCACTATCACTAGCACTTATACTAAATTCCCAACCTGTACTAGCTGAATATTGTGTGCCTGTTGCAATATGACCTTCTGATGCAGTATTAGTTCTTAAGAAATATTCTAAAGTCCAATCAGGAGCAGATATAGTTTCATTTATACCTGCTATCGTAGCTTCATCCACCCATTCAATAGTAGTACCAGCAACAATAATATTAGGTAAATCAGATTTAAACATAATTACCAAGAATTGACAAAATTATTATTTGTATTTGGTTTAATTGTAGCTCTTTTTCGTTTAACAACCTTATCACCTTCATTAAATTTATTTTCTAATTGTTGCCATACAGTATTTCTGTTATATGGACTGATATATAAACACATAGCAGCGTAAGAATAAACAAAACAATCTAAACATTCATTCCTAACATTGTTAGGTAAAACCCATTGAGGCACTTGAAAGCCAGCCCTATTAGTTTTCAATATCTGTCTTTCTGATGTTATCTGTTTAAAATATTCTTCACTTGTATCTGCATGAAAATGAATATATCCGTCACTACCTATTTTATTATTTTTTAATCTACCCATTAATGTATTTTTTATAGTGTCAACACCTAATGGATAAACAAGACCACCTTTTTGTATAGCTTTATTTATTTTTCTAAAATTTATATCTACTCTTGAAGGTCTACCAATTACAGGTTTATTTGCTTGTGATTGTCCTTTAATTGCTATTACCCCCTGAGCTACTTTTTCTCTAGTAAATTGATAAACCTCTGATGTATGTAAACCACCAGAATCAATCGCACTCATAACAGGAACTAAACTTTTACCATTCTCATGTTTATATTGTTGATTAATAACTATCTGTAACTGTTTCCAAACTTCTGCCTGATGAGGGTCACCCCATAACTGCACATGATCAATTAAAAATGCTTCTTCACCTTTACCCCATCCCCATGTACTAACTTCTAATCTATCTATTTGACAATCAACGCCTTGCGTAAGTAATAACACCCCTTCTGGGCATATACCCTGTTCATAACTCTCACATCTTCTTAATAAACCTTCTGCACTCATAGAACTTACATAATCTGTTTCAAATGTTTCTGCCAATCTAGTGTTAATAAAAGTTTTTATCAATGGTGCATCACCTTTTGCCTTATTAAATTCCATAACCATTTCTTTCCAACTAAACCAACCTAATGGACTATATAAACCATTTAATCTGAAACCTGCTGTAATACCATCACCTTCTTTACTTGCACGCCATTCACCCATTCTTAACATCTTTGTCTTATGGCTTTCATCAAATAAACCATCACAATGTATACATTTATATTTAACATTATTAACATCTTCTTTCTGTAATTGTTTCCAGCGTAAATCTTGATATTCTCCACAAATCGGACAAGGGACATAATAAAGCCTTTGATCAGATGTCACGTATTCGCTTTCTATTCTTGAAAAATCTTTAATTGTAGGTGTAGATGTAAGTAGTATTTTTTTTCTTGTACTATATGTTGTTGCTCTCTTTTCCGCTAGAGCTACAGGATCACCTTCACCTGACGCATCAGATGGAAACGCATCTACTTCATCACAACTTATATAACGGCATGGTGTTGATCTTAGTCCTGTTGCTGAATTTGCTCCTGTAATTAGCATCATGCCACCAGGAAATTCTTTACTGCTTAATGTATTACCACTATCTCTACTTCTAGCTGGTGCAATCTTTTCATTTAAACAAGGTGTATCGCTAATCATGGGTTCTAGTCTCTGTTTGCTAAGTCTTTTGCCCATATCTACTGTAGCAGCCACTAAAAGCATAGGAGCAGGGGCATGATCTATTACATAACCTAACCAACAATTTTGTGCCTCAGTTTTACCTGTTTGTGCAGCAAACATTAACACTACACGTTGTATAGGACTTTGTGTACCTAAACAATCCATTGGCTCTTTTAAATATGGTGTTCTACTTGTTCTCCATTTACCAGGTTCAGCACTAGCTTTACTAGATAGAATCCTATGTGTATCAGCCCATTCACTTACACTTAATGGTTTTTCTGGTTTTAAACCTGCAAAAAAACCTTCCTCCCATGCGTTCATTTTACTAAGTTCTCTAGTGCTTCTCTGTGTTCAATAGATAGTAAGTTATGTATAACAGTTGCATCATCTTCACCTGCTAATTGATGAGATAATCTATCTGCAAGATTAGTTAATGCCTCTCTCATAGCTCTAGCCTTTGCAAAACTACTTTTTTTTATTTCATCAACACTAACTAGCTGTTCTTTCTTCTCTTCTACGTCTAATTTTGCTAGTTCGGCTAAATAATATTCCCTTTTAGCTTTACTTTCTGCAAAATCTGGTATTGAATCAGCAGATAAACTATCTATTTTGTCTTTTAATTGTTTTTTTGTTGTAGTTTCTGCAATATATACATCGTTTTTATCCCATAGCTGTAAAGCTATCTCTGAATTTAACACCTCTTTTCCATTGTGCTTTACAATCGCCTTGTCGAAAAATCCTCTCTTCTTTCTGTCGTAAATCGCTTGCCTTGACACGTTTTTTAGTGTAGCTAGATCTGCAAATGAAATTAAACTCATAAATATTTGTAAAGGCTGTATATTTGCATTGTAAAGGGTGTAAAGGTACTTGTGAACTCTACGCTAGAAAAATATCGTGCGTATGAACGACCA